ATCCTTTCAGCAGCTTTTCCAAACAGTATCTCTTTGATCCTATCGCTAATTTGCGACGGGGACTCATCGGATACCATCATATCCATAAGTTCGTCCATGTTTTAGTCAATATTTACTATGATTTATTTATATCTCACCACCCTTGGGTAATTCAGGTGCTTCAGTTGCAGATCCGTCAACTTCAGGTTCCATTACTGGTTTTCCTAAATCCATTGGTGCAGCATCAGGAATTGGTTGTCCAGTTGCAGGATCGATTTGCATTTCTGCTGGATCTGGGATGATGCCCGCTTTAATTTCTTGTTCAATAAGTTTATCCTGCTCCAGGATTTCTTCATCAGTCTGACGAAGAACCTTTCTTCTGATGTAATCTTGAGAATAATACTTACCAACATATGTTTCGGCAGTTTGACAAAGAGTAAGTCTCTCATTCATCAGTTCTGCTTCTTTCAGTTCAGCAAAGTGATTATCATACAGGAAGTCATATTGAATATGCTCACTCATTACCTCCCAATCTTCGGGAGTAATAACATTTTTAAGAAGAAGTTGAGTCTTCAGCATATCATTGAACATTCCTGAGAATCTCTTTCTCAAACGTCCAACAAACTTACTGAACTTAACTTCATCCCTTAGGATCTCAGAAGATCTCCCCAAGTTAAACCCGCCATCTCCTTCAATTCTGGAGATAGGAACATTAAGTGACTTGTAGAGTTTCTTTTTAAAATATTCAATATCAGTGATTTCACCCAAGTTTTGTCCGCCAGGCAGAGTGGAGATTTCGGTTCCTCTTCCGCCTTCACGCCTAGGAAGCCAGAAGTCCTCAAGCATTGACATGAATTTTTTGTCATCACGAATCTCTCCTGTTTGTGCGTTATAAACAAGTTTATTACGATATCTATTCATGACATCGCGAAGATATTGTTCTGCTTTTACTTTAGGCAGATTACCAACATCAATGTAGAAAATTCTACGCTCAGGAGCACGAGATAATCTATAGATTACCAGTGAGTCCTCAATCATTCTAAGTTGATTGAGTGATTTAATTGCTTTATGAAGATACGAAAGAGTCGATCCTTTGTTACGATCTACAAGTCCAGATGAACAGTAAGTGATTGAATCTTTTGAAAACTTAATTCCAGATTGTCCACCACCTGCAGTTGCTGGACTTGCAGTGGGATATGAACTCTTTGGATTATACATGAAATATTCTTCAATCTCAGGGAATTCATATTCCATGGGATTGTCTGAACCCTTATTAATATTCGCTAAACGAGTTTGATCATTGGGTTTTTTCTTTTGTTGACGAATATAACGCATCTTCATTGCGTCAATATAGCGCAACTCTTGAATCCCCTCATGAGGATTCTTCATATCAATTACTTTATGATAATAAAGACGCCCGTCAATGTACCAATTCCTGTAGATTTCGTGCGCTTTTTTGTCAAAATCTAATAAACTAAGAATAAACTTAAATTCTTCTCTAATCTTTTTCTTGATGCCATCACTGGCATTCAAATTAGAAAGTTCAATTTCAACAGGTGAATCGTTTGTATCTGCAACGATTGCTTCATTTACAACATCTTCAATGGCACTATCACACTCAGGGTGTAGTGCCATCTCACGATAACGTTTGATTAAATCAAACTCTGTTTTGTAGACTCCTTCAATGTCAACATATTGTCCAAAAAAACCACTTGTTAGATAGTGATCAACCCCGTCCTCATTATTAGGAGGAACGGGGGAAACCACGCTGGGTGGAGTTTTTTCGGTATCCTCAATAGAGAAACCAAATAACTTAGCCATGATTTAATATTAGTCCTTTTATTGGACTATTTATCTGGTTACAGTATTGCGTTGATCAGCAGGGCCACCGTTGGTGCTGTTAGAACCAGCAACCCAGTACTGAACCTGGAAGGTTACCGTAAATTCCTCAATGGTATCGGTGGTGTCATAAGACAACCCAATTTCAGATACTTCAGTTGGGAAGATGTCACTGAAGTAGTAAGTTCTCAATGGAGCAACGTCTGAACGTCCGCCACTTCCATCTCCACCACCAGAGTTGGTGGTAGAATTTCTTCCTTGATTTGCACCTCTACCAAGTTGATGAACAACAGCATTACCCATGTAAGATCCAGGAGCAGTAGCACCAGAACCATCGGTAAGTTTGTTGATACCGTTCATCCACTGTTCAAACTTAGTTCTAAGTCTGAAGTTTTCATCATTGATAATGGTGATTGTCCAAGTATCAAAGGTTCTATCACCAGCAACTTTCAGAGTTCTTCCTCTAAAAGGAATCTCAATTGGGGTAATGTTTGAAGAAGGCAAAGCAGCTGCTTTGCAAAGGAATTGAAACTCTTCCTTAGAATCGTTGTTAAAGTCACCCATATTTTCACCACCGGGCCATCCAGTGATGTCAACTTCAAATAGATTAGGACGGGCACCGCCCCCTCTGAGGGCGGATTTAAAGTTAGTGATCGTTCTTAAGTTTGCCATTAGTTGTGTCCTCCGTGATTATTGTATGATGTTATCAAACTCTGCCAGTGACTTCTTCAAAAGCAACACCTGTTCGTGTGGCGACGAACGTCAAGGTAACATAGTTAATTGATTTGGTGGGCTTCAGGAAGATGTCTGCTCTGAATTCATTGTTGTCAACAACTTCAGGAGTGTTGTTGGAGGAGTCGCAGATGACGCGGAAGTCATACAGTCCTCTCTTCGCTTGTACATCACGAAGATAAGGTTCAACAGCATTTGTGAAGGAAGATCTAGTGATCTCATCGTTGAACTCAAACAGTTGTTCATTAGCAAGTCCTTCCAGTGCTTTTTCAACTGTAAGGAAGAGGCGACGAACGTTGATTCTATCAAATGCAGATGCAAAGTTCAGTCCGGTTCTATCACCGTAAAGAACAGTTCCAACTCCAGGTAATGTGATAATAGAGTTGACTCTTGCTTCATAGAGAGAATCTCTCTGTGCTTTGTTGGGGTTGTATGCCAGTTTAATAGCATTGTTGAGGACACCTCTTTGTTGTCCAGCGGGTGAATACCAGGGGAACTGATCAATTTCAGTTCTAACCATCAGTCCTGCAATATCGCCATTGGTTGGGATGTAGCGGAACTGATTGTTGAATCTGTCATACATGTACTTGTATCCACTGTCGAAGACAGCGAATGAAGAGGATGACAGTACGCTGAAGAATCTGACGATGTTGTTTGTTTGATCAGTGGTTGAAGAAACATCAACTACGTTTGCTCTATCGGGTGAGATACAAGCAACACAATCTTTTCTTCCTTGAGCAACAGCAATCAGTTTTTGTGCTTTTGCCTGAGATTCTGCCTCGGTGGTGCAACCAGGGCCCATAAGGAGGAAGTTAACCTCGATCTCATCTTTGTTAGAGAACAGTTCGTAACCAGCGGTAAGATCGCCAAGTGTGGCAGCCATACCTTTGTTGTCTGTTCCACTGTAGTCCTTACCGTTAACAAGAGTGTAAGTCTTGTTACCGACAGCACTAAAGGTTACATCTTGTGCTGCCTGTCCAAACAGTCCTTGAGAAGTTGTGAATGGAGTGAAGGATGTTGAGAATCCAGTGGCAACTGGTTTTGTTCCGTGGAAACTATCTTCAGCAGCGGAAACATTACCGCCAGCGTAGACATACTTGGAACCCTGTGCGAGATAATCCTTGTAGAAAGTTCTCTCAGGAGATGCAAGTGCAGATACAGTATCCGATGCCTTGGAGATAAAGGTGTTCTTCTCAAGAATGTTACCCTTAATTCCTGTTACCGATCCATTATCATCAACAACGACAACGTGCATTCCGTCATTCTTACCGTTTCTATCAGATACAAACTGACTTGTAACTGGTTTTGGTGCAATTTCTTTCCAGAAGACGGTAGCATTAGTGAGTCCCAGTGTCTGTCCGTCATACCAGTCAGTGACTGTTCCAGCAGTTCCTGCGAAGATTCCATCTCCTTTACCAGTATCAATACCAGAGTTGTTAACTGGGATTATTGATGCTCCTGGTTGGAAAGATCTCAGTGGATCAGACTGAACATAGGTGATAGGAGTTTCAGTTCCTGCACCAGATACTCTAGAGGTAACCTTAACTACAATACTACTTGCACTGTTTGTAGAATCAGTGGTGACTCCAGTGATAATTCCCTTGAGGAACCCGTCAATAGTTTTGGTTGTTCCTACACCCGCCTCAGTTCCACTGAGTGCCATGGTGACACCGAAACCAATTTTAATGTTTGAAGCACCGGGATCATCAGTAGTAACACCAATGACTTGATCTCCAAAGTCATCAATTGTAGCAACTTTGAGTTCACTCAGATATGTGCCAGGGTTTTTACCTGCATAGTAGAAGTCAGTTGCAGAACTATAATTTGCATTATAGTCATCGAAATTCTTGATCTTGAGAGTTGTTGATGCAATACCTACAGCGGCATTAGCATTATTGAGGTTAGAACCATCAACTCTGACGACTTTAAGTCTTCCGCCATACGACAGGAAAGAGGATGCAGTCATCCAGTATTCATAATGTCTATCTGTAGAGATAGGTTGTCCGAATACTTCAATAAGTTCTTCTTCGGTGGTGATGTCAATTGCCTCAGATACAGGGCCCAGACTAAATGGGCCAGCAATCGCACCGTTGTTCTGAAGAACATTATCAGCTCTTCCTACGGTAAGATCAACCTCCCTTACAAGTATCCCAGGAGATAATTGAGGAGTCGCCATGTTTTTCTCCGTTGTCTCAGTTTATCTAAGAATATTTAGAATTTTCACTATTTTCAGCGGGGAAACGTGACGCGAACTACCAATCTGGATAGTCCCAATCCAAAAATGGTGCTTGTTTTTTTCTATTATCTATAATTCTTTTGATAGTACATTCCTTACATTCGTATGAATATGATGACGCAACTGCTCCTCTATCCTTTCTTGTCCTGTAATATCCTTCTATTAAATTTTTAGTCTCTCCACACACTCTGCACTTTCTATCATTCAGAAGCAGATGCCCAAGTTTTATCTGCTTATCTAAATCCATTAATACTTCCACATATAATCCATACCACCAGCAGTCTCACCATACTCTGATGCACCAAACCAACGATCACCTTCACCATCAACAAAACTTGCATCATCAAGTCCATCATCCATAAATCCGAAAGGTGCCATATCCTGTTCAATCTGATTCTTCTGCTCTTCGTAAAGTCTCTTCCTGATGTCTTGATCAGTGAGTTCTTTAAAGTAATCTTGAGCAACTAACCAGGCATAGATGACAAGACACATTGCTAAGTCATCGTGACATCCATCTTCAGCCTCAAAGGAATTGTTCTTTGAGATAAACGTAGTCAGTTCTGATATAATATCTAAGTCTTTGAAAAGGAGTTTATCCTCTTCAATCATAGTCTTAAGATTGAGTGCTCCAACCTTCTTAACTGTCTTAGACATCTTCACGCCTAATTGAGTCTTCTTACCAGAGAATCCTTGTCCTACAACTTGTCCTGCTCTACCTCTCATAGAACACATCAAAACATTCTGATACTCTAAGTCATAGTGAAGAAGTGATGCGACTTGATCACCAACATCATTGACTTCGCACAACACATATGCACTGTTATAGTTTTTCGCTACTTCCCATATAACATTTGGGAATAACATTGGTTTGATGTCATTGTTTCTA